ATGCAAACAATAGACAGAAACGAAATTGCGAAAGATATAAATGCAAAAATCGCAGGACTTGGACGCTCGATTCAAACAAACTGGGAATTAGGATTTGAAGAAGGGCAAATTATTACATTAGAAAAGCACGAAAGTTGGACAGACGGTGGTGCTTTTACAGTATGTAATGATTGTCCTGTTGAATATAATTTTGAAATTGAAAATGAAGTACCTTGCCACGTTGTTGATTATGACAATGAAAATGAAGTAATTGCACTAGGTGCTGAAGATTGCGAAGATGAAAAAGAAGTATTGCTACCTGCCGGAACAAAATTAGAAGTTGTGTACGGTGAAGACGCTAGCGACAACGAAGAAATGGGATATTACACTGTAATTTTTAGATACGTAGAGGAGGAAAAATAAATGGCTGGATTTATAAAAAAATACTTAGATGGAAAAGATTGGACAATTTATCAATTAGGAAATGCGACAGGACTCGCACACCAAACAATCCGAATGGCAGACAAAAAAACAGTGGACCAAATGTCTGCAAAAAATGTACGACTGACAGCGGAAGTTTTCGGCTTTACAGCGGGCGAAATGCTAGACGAATTCTACGAAATTGAAAAAGAAATAAATAATGATGAGATTTTAAAAGAGTTAACAACAGTATTCGAAAAATATGGCTATAACACGGATGAAATCAGCTCCGAATTGCTTGACGGTGAAAAGATTAAACTGGATATGAACGATGACAATATAACTAAACTCGCTGAATCTGTAAATACTACAGAGCATTTTACTGCTTATTTAGATGATTCAACTGATTATATGATTGTTGAGGCAATACAATGAATAATCATATTACCGACTTAACTGGACAAGTTTTTGGGAGATTGACTGTGAAAGAGTTTATTCGTTCTAAAAACGGAAATGCGGTTTGGAAGTGCGTATGCGAGTGCGGTAATGAAAAAGAAGTATTAGCTCAGCAACTCAAAAGAGGTTATGTGAAATCATGCGGGTGCTTAGCGAAAGAAAATGGGAATAAATATGCAAAAAATAATCTACACTCGGAGGAAGTTAAGAAAAAAGCACTTGCGCGAAAACTCGAAGTTGATAGTGTCGACGGTACATTGAAATCAGCTTTAACACGGAAAATTTCAACTAGAAACAAAAGCGGAATCAAAGGAGTTCGCTGGAATGAAGGTCGAAAAAAATGGGAAGCTTCTATCACGTTTAAAAGGAACCATCATTTTTTAGGAAGATTCACTAAAAAAGAAGATGCTATAAAAGCTCGACTTGAAGCAGAAGAAAAGTATTTTAAACCTGTTATCGAAAAGGATAAGCGCTAAGCACATGCTTGGCGTTTTTTTTTGCATAAAAAAAGCCCTAACGGTGAGGTTAGGGCGGTTAACTTCTAATTACTTCTTCGCTTTCAGGTCTGCACAATAAAGTAACTAATTTTGTAATATATAAATAATAACCTGTTAACATTAAAGAGTATTTTTTTTCAACTCTTTGGTCATCTAAAAGAGATTCAAAAGTTTCACGAGGAAAACTAAAAAATGAATTAAAATCTATTATTTTATCCTGCAATCTTATGTCGGGAATATATAGAAATGCAAATTTATTATTAGCTTTAAGTTCATTATGAGATAATTCGTTATTGTCAAATAGAGATATAGGAAGTACAGGCGCAAAGGTTAAATTTTCTTTTCTAGATGCATCGCATGTATTTGATACTAGAACCGCATCAACGAGAGTTTTCATGTAGTCACCTGTATTGGTGTTAAAATGGATGTAGGGAACATTTTTAAAAATATCACCTTGAGCTAAATGAGTAATGCAGTTATGAGTGATAAATTTATTTCCTTCAAGTTTATCAAATTGATTAACTGCTCTTTTTATTACATTTGATTTTTCGGTGAAATCAATACCTGGAAAAACACTATTGAGATAATTACTTAAATCATTATGCATAAAAATTATCTAAGCTAAAAAGCTTACTACCATTCTCATTATAATACTCATTTGTCGCTCTTTGATACTCAGCATATTCTTGATCAGTTAATCTCACCTGTTTCCCTAATAAATCACCACTTACATCACCATTTAAATTGCCTTGGTTTATCTCTAATACAGGAACATTATTATACTCATTCATACAGTAATTTATATGAACAATACTTTCATTTAGATTCTCTTTTTTTGGATTTACAAAATTTACTTGTTTAGGAGTATGCGTGGGGGCACTTATCAACGTCAAAAACAGAACACTACTTAATACCGCTTTATTGTTCATAACTACCATCCTCCTCAAAATATAATGGAAATGAATCAATTTGTTTCTCATGACTTTTAATAAAAATATTATATTCCCCAAAGCTTTCTATCATTAAGTTACTTAAATTCAAGGCAATATTTATACTATTTGTGGTTTTGTTATCATTTATATAGCCTTTGGGATACGGTAATTCCCCTGAATCAAATACTATTTTATCAGAAGGATCTTTAATGGTTACTTTTAATAAATTTTCTGTATTAGCATCAAAATCAACCAAAGTAAAATTTATAATAAACGAAAAATTATTAGGCAACCTTTTTAATTTAACTGTATTAATAGGGTTCACAATTTTTATTTGATTATCATCTTGATTTAAAGCTAAACAACATACAAACGATGCTATCCTAGTCATATTTATTTCCTCCGAATTTTGCATTTCTTTAGTTAACTATATACACTTTTACCCTCTTTGTAAACAGTTAAATCTCAAGCATTCTTCTTACATATTTGTTTCATAACATTAAATTCCGTTTTATAGTATTTATTAATACATTTTAAATCACTGACATATCATCATACTCAAAAAATAAATAAACAGCCAAATTTAATACCTCTGCGCCCTTCTTTGCACCCCTTGAAACAGAGGGTTTCATTAACAGTTAAAAATATTTTAGTTTTTATCTTAAAATCACTACTTCCATTGTAATCTAATTCACATTTTTCAAAGTATCACGAAAGTATCCTATTTATAAAATAAAAAAACCCCCGCAAGAAGCGAGGGCAACAAACTAAATCTTTTTAACAAACTTCTTGTTAGCAGTGAGATAGTAACCAGATTTCGTTTTCAAGCGAGGTGTCCCGCCTTTCGTTTTCCCCATCCCCGAAATCGTGAAGACTGTGCCAACCGGATATGTGCCACCGGTTTTGTTTTTTGTTGTAAAGTCTACTGAATTGTATAGATCACATTGTACTAAAGTTTTGATTTTTTTAGGATTTTCTGTGTAGTAAACGTTCTTATTTGAGCTTGTAGAAGTCGCAGGTTTGCTTGCACTTGCCGATGGAGCTTTTTCACCGCTAGCAGCATCATATAATTCAAAATGCGGATAATCTTTAAAAGACTTCCAATCACCGCCCCACTCAAATCCTTCTGCTTTCATAGCTGATACAACTGTTTTCCAGCGCGAAGTTGTCGACTCCCAAATAACATTTTTTCCGTCGCTTGTGTATAAACACAAGTCTACCGCAACACCGTAATTATGATTAGATTGTCCACCTTTCGCATTTGTAACAACCGAACCGGGTTTCGTTCTACCTTGCGCATACAGTGCGTTTTGCTCTGCATTAGAGCGATATCCTTGTGCGACACATAGATAGATGCCTTGCTTCGACATTTTTTTAATTACATTTCGGGTTTTATCTGCTACAGATTTATTCATTCCAGAAACGTTTAATTTACGATTTGCTTTTTCGATTAACCATGCCTCTGTTAATGCCATTACTTATCATCCTCTCCATATTTTTTGCTTCGATTAGTAAATTGTTCAAATAATCCAGTACCACCAGCTCCTGCTAAAGCGCCTGCCCAAATCATCGTTGCAAGCGATCCAGAGCCATCCAAAAACGTTGCTAATGCGCCCAGAATAGCACCAATAAGTATGCTAACAGTCGGAAGCCACTTAGACGGGACTAACTCCGTCTTCTTAATCGCCTGAACAAACACAGGTGTTACAACTACTAAAAATGTCATGTAAACTAGTAACTCTTTTCCAAACTCCATTTCTATCATCCTTTACTTCGTTATTTTGTGTTCCAACAAATCTACTTTGTGAGCTAACTTTCCGACTGATTTAGACAAGCTGTCAATTGATTGTTGTTGCTGTTTCATCATGTCATTTTGCCTATCCATCAATCGCTGTTGTTCGTTCATCGTACTTATAAATTTATCTCTCTCTTCTTTCGATTCCTTATTACGCTTCTCTCGTTCTTCCTCCACTTTTTCGCGTTCTTCTTTCATTTCTATTCTTACAATTTTTGAATCATCCCAAATTCTTTTTGTGATAATTAGTAAGATTATAAAAAGCGCTACAAAGAGCGCCGCGAAGAACATTTCTTTCGCTAAAGCATAATCAAAAACTTTTGTTAGCCCATCATACATTTTCATCATCCCCCATAAAAAATAAGCCTTGCTCGGCTTCAATCTAAAATATAAAATAATTGATTTAACGCGAAATACGTAATACTAGTGTCCGCAGGTATAAATCCCATCGCGTTACTAGATGATGCACGCACTCGTCCGCCGCTTGCTTTGTTCGTTGGTGCGTAAGCCATCGCGGTTTTCGTTGTTTGGACCTCGAAAGGAACAGACGCAAAAGCATTATTTGTAGAGGTCCATGCGGTTGATTTTTGCACTTGCCCCCTGAAAAAGGCAATTCTGATACCAAAGATGCAAATAATTCTAAATTGAGGAGTATTCCCTTCTGCTGTTGAATATCCTGCGTTAAGCGGTAAATCTTTCCAAATTGTTTTATAAAACGAATCTGCATCAATAGAAAGCTTAATATTTCCATTCTCATTAAACTGCAGAGATTTACTAGTTAAAATAGAATTTCCTAGGTTACTTTCCCCGGCAACATCGATTAGTTTCTGCGCAACTTTGTATCCGTCTAGTGTACTGATGATACTTTCTAATACTACCGACCCTATACCCGTAGGCAAATATGAAGTTGAATTGAACCCGTCATCATTCATTTTGACAGTTCCAGTGTAAAGATTATCGTCGCTATCTTTGTAATTTATGTTATGAATAAATTCCGCACCAGTAACGCTACCACTTTTCACATCACCAAGCTCGGCAGTGATAGCTGAAAGTTTACCCACACGCAATGCGTTGTAATCCAAAGGTAATTCTTTCCAAATTACCCCATCCCACTTAAAAACACCTGTTATAGTATTTTCCACTTCATCTATCTTGAACCACGTATCGTTTATCTTTGGAATAGCTGGCGGTAGCTCACCATAAAAAGGCTTATTGTTATCACCAGCTTTCATTAACGCGTCATTAGCTGTATCTATTGCTGTGACAGCGGAATCTTTAGCATCATTTGCTACTTGTTTTGCATCTGTTGCATTTGTATTTGCATCATTTGCTACACTTTCGGCACTACTAGCGATTTGTTGTGCTGTTTCAGCCTTATTACTTGCGATTGACGCAACTTTATTAGCATTTGTTGATACTTTCGCGTTTTCCCTCAATTGATTTATAATCGCAGGTGTAGCCGAATTAATATCAATATAATCACCAACTACACAAGTGCTTTTTGACATATCGCTATAACAAATATTTAACTCAATAACCCTTGCTTGTACTGTAATTGGAGGACTCATTTCTAAATCTACAATTCTTACAAAACTGCCTTTTCTTATTCGATGTGCTTCAAAACCATAGACTTGTTCTAACATTAAAATATTTGCTTCATATTGATATGATGGCGATGATAACTTTCTAAGTTCTAAAGTACCCCATTGTTTCAACGCTGCCGCATTTGTTATATTTTCATTTACAATCTTAGTCATTAAGTAACCTGTGCCGCTTGGGTTGTATTGCTCATTTGCTTCATCATTATAGATGTAATTCAATCCTCCATTAACAGAAGAAATGTTTAATTGTGTCCCATCAGCTTGCGTTGCGCCAAGAGGTATAAGAGCAGTCTTAATGTTCGTAAATAATACTTTCCTCGTTATTCCTTTAATGCCTGTGCCGCTCTCAATTCGAACACCTTCATTATCCCCAAACTGTTTCGCGACTTTATAATAATAGCCAACTATCCTCCCTTGAAATGTTTTTACATAAAACTTAACTTCGCAATCAAAAGCAGTACAAATTTGATGTAGGGCTTCTTGAGCTGTTATATATCCTGAGAACTCCAAATTTGCAACTGCCCCTACATTTTCTGTATCTTGAGGAATCCATCCACTCCCGCCAAGCACATATGTTAAAGCGGGACCAATATTACTATTGGAAAAAGCGCGATCTGTCACAATTACATTATTCAAATCAAAGATAAAAACATTTTCGCAAAAGATTCTTTTTTGAGGTTTCGAACTATTGTCATCTCTGATGTCTTGCACTTCAATAATTTTGAATAACAATGAATCATCGTCTAAGTCTTGAAGCATCACATAATTTCCACCTGTTAAATATTTTGAACTTTCGTCATCTGTCGAAACAGAAAACTCATAAGTTGAATCAAAATCTATAACTTTCTCGGTGTGTGAATCATTAAAATAATGAGTTCCATTTGTGGAGTCAGCAGATATGGATTTTACAATTTCTTTATTTTCATCTAATATCAATAACATTTAAACACTCCTTTAAAAAGTTCTTGGCCTAACATATACGGTCCAATCTGCCGCTTCAAACGGAGATACATTTAATATTTCTGTTGTACCACCAAATAACTTAAAAAAGTGACTTCCTATCGCTAGATTCTGCATAAAAGGAATGCCATTTTTATAAATTGTTTCTGTTTCAAAATCAAACATTAATTCATCGGATGCATGAGCTATAACTTGCGGAGCTGTGTTTGCAACAATATTTAATTTTTCAACAAGTGTATCTGTGAAAAACAAATCGCGGTTAGGGTCATGTATGCCTGATGCCGCAGCGTATATATTTAATTGAGCTAATTTTTTTGTGTATTTATTAGCGGTATCTACAAATACCTTTTTCTTCGTCCAGACAGGCTTTATATTACTATCTAGTTTGATAATTTCAGCAGTGAATTGATTACCTATTTTAGTTAAAATAAAGTAACCATAAAAATCTCTGTATTCGTTGTATGCTCCTGTTTGTACCTTTTCTGTCACTGTTTTATATTTTCCGTTAACTTTTTTTCTGGTTGATACTGTTTTGTATGTTTTAGTAACTTTCCCAGCCTCATTAAACAAATCTTTTTCAGGATAATTAGCAACATTTTGATCGCCAATAGATATTTTAACAATATTAACTTCGGTATTTGCGGCATTATCTTTTATTTGAAACGTTGCAATTTTTGCTCCTTTTTCATCAACAAGATACACTTCTAATTTACCTTGTTGCTTTTGTGCCGACGCTATGTTTTGAAGGCGCATTCTTACACGCCAGTTATCCTGCGCTTGGGGAAGAACTACTTTACTCATTGGTCCATGCCACTGTGCTCCAACACCATAATCAGATGCTCGGAATACATTTGCGGTTGAAGTGAAACTCCCATCAATAATCCCGTTATTTGCGTCTAATTGAAATGTCAAATCTGACTGTTGCATAGGTGTCCATGTAGCTAATACATTCATTGGATCGTTTAAAATTATTTCCGATGGTTTAACTGGAGTTTCTCCAGAATCTGGATCAACTCCTTCGCCAATGTATAAGTAATCCTCTTTATTCGATACAGCGATATAAGTGACATCCTGTTTTATAACTGCTCCAATTACAGGACTGGTAGGTTGCGAACCGCGAACTGGTAATTTGTTACTTTCACTAGTTAGCTCAAATTCTTCTTGTTCATAATAAACATACGGGTCTGAACAAACAAAATTCAGCGTTGCTCGTCCGTTATATAAAAGCCTATCTAAGTCTGTAGATCCTTCAAATCGACCATAATACGTCTTTTCAGGCGCATCATCAATTACCAAAGAGCGTTCTTCTGCATCTACCTGCATCAACCAATCAGCGACAGATGTAGCCCTCTCGCTTAATTCTTTAAGGCTATCTCCAATAATTTGTATTTCTAATTGTATCCCTCGTTGACCAACATTTGGTCCAAAATAAAAAGCGCCAATACGACCACTGACGCTTTCCGTATTACCTTCGTTTTGCGGGAACAATGGTGGTTTAATGTCAATTATTTCCACATGCTTATCAAATGAATGAATACCTTTGTATGTGAATCCTAAGCTCATAAAATCACCCCTTGTGCTCGATTAGTTCTAATAATACGGTTGTTTTGAATTTCTGTTATAAAATCCACCGTTTCCTCCGCCACTATACGACCCTCTAACATTGTTTTATTAACAATTTGAATTGGTTGCAACGTAACTGGTGTTTCGCTTCCTTGCACTGCTGCAGACGTCCCTGAGTAAGACGTAATTTCTTTTGTATTCGGTGTAACTGGGACTGAAATAGCAGGAGAAAGGCTTGTTAAATGTTTTTGCATTTTATAAGCTGCCAAATCAATAGTATTTAGATTCTTAAGCATTCCTACGCCAATTCCAGCTGGCACTTGTTCTCCTACCTCATCACTCATTAACCGAGAAGGCGAATGTATTTTAAGCCGCTTTTTGATTGTTGTTTCAATTGTTCTCGCTAGTTGATCCGCTTGTTTCTCAAGTGGTCCATTCATTTGCTTAAACCCCTGAATAATGCCCGCTACGGTCTGTACACCAAGTTTAGATCCAGCAGTGCGATATTCTTTTGCTTTATCGAGTTCTTTCAACCAAGAAGCATTCGCATTAGCCAAATCTTTTTTAGCTTTATCGTTCGCCGCTTTAACGGCTTTGTCCATTGCCACTTTATCATTTGCGGAAGCGTCTAAGCCCAGCTTGTTTGCATTAGCATGTTTTTTACTCCACTCAGCTTGATATTGTTTCAGTTGTGTATCAGACATTCCCGCAATTGCTTTAGCTTGTCCTGTTGCGCTTACACCCATATTGCGTATCTCGTCTATAAGACCTTTACTAACACCGCGTTTTTTCATTTTATCAAGTTGAGCCATAAAATCTTTTTGTTGGGCTGTTTGTGATTTAAGGTTTTTTGTTAATTCGCTACCACTTGATTTCTCTGTAACAGCAGCATCAAATAGTCCGGTCTGATTATAAGCTGCTTCTTGATTCGATTTAAGGGCATCGTTATACGTCTTTTTAGCTTCGTTAATAGAGTCCTTAGCCGTTTTATTAATTTTAGCAACATTATCATAATATTTTTGTGTACTACTTTTTATTGATTTATTAAGTTTAGTTTTTTGTGTATTAATTTCTTTGTTAGCTCCAGCAATATTTAATTTGATTTGTCTTGTTTGCGCTGCATTTAAGCGATATTGCTTATTAATTTGTTTTAATTTATTAATGTACGATTGTGCGCTAATTGCGCCTGTTTTATAATCTACTTGCACATTTGATATTTTATTACTTACATTTTTCGCATAGCTTGTTTTAGTGCCTTTTGCATAACGAGGTACGTTACTCAAAGCTTTGGCTGTTTTATCTCCTCGTAATACTTCAGTACCGCGTGGTAGATCAAGAAGAACATTACGCCCTTTTGGAACAAAGCTTTTTCCGTCAGGTGTAGTAATCATTTCTTCGTAGTTGCTTCCCTTTGCATCATTTACTAGAGCTGGTCCACCTTTATGATTATTCGTACCTTTAGCATAACCTACCTCTTGAATCCCGCTAGGACTTTTACCGCTCGTTTTATATGCAATAGAAATTACTTTTTGATTCTTCATGTTGAGCATATCTCGCCACGAATTTATAGCATTGTCAATAGCGTTTTTAGTAGCCTCTGCGTTGGAATTAATAACTAAATCTTTTCTATGGACAGCTATGTTGTTATAGTCGTCGACTGTTCTACTACCTCTATCTATTTTTGATAATAGGTCTCTGTTGTTTGCAAAAAGGTTTTTAAGATTCACCTTTTGTCCGTTATATTGAACAATAACATCTTTACCACTCTGAATTTTATTCCTAACATCATAGTTATTTGCTAAAAGCGTCTTTAAATCTACGTTCGTTCCGTTATAGCTAACTAACATCCCTTTAGAAGAATTCATTTTCTTTATTACATCAGAATTATCAACTACTAAAGTTTTCATTGATGGAGGTAAGTTGTCCCAAACTCCCATGTCTTGCAGAGCTTTTTGTAACGCCAGACTAGTATCTGCATTCGCAATCATACTTTTTTGTTCAGGCTTCAATTTATCCCAAATACCTAAATCTGACAACGCGTTAGCTACATGTATAGAGTCCTCATAACTGACAATTAATTTCTTTTCGTTGAAAGTCATCTTATCCCAGCGACCACTTTCAATAGTTGCTGTTGCAATAGTCTTTTTAGCATCTGTGGTTAATTTCGCTTCTTTCATGATGAATTTCAGATTATTCCAACCATCTTTAGACTTTGCGGCATCCAAAACAACTTGTTCTAAATTTGTTTTTACTTCCCCAGTTTTAGGGTCTAAAACTAAATCGCTCCAAGCTAAATCTGCTTTACTTGCGCCATCGCCAATCAACTTACTAGCATCACTAACCCCGCCTGCAGCTTCTTGTACATTACGAGCGAATTCGTCATAACTTAAACCCATTTCCTCTAGTGCTGATTTAATATTTTGTTCTGCTACCTCACTACTTGAGCCAATTGCTTTATAATAATCTCTTTGAGTCCTTATCAAAGCTGTGGTAGAAGCTCTTACAGCAGCTGTCTTTTCTCTTTCGTTTTGTTTAATAGCCTCTGTATAAGTTTTTTGATCTATTTGATCTTTATCTAAATCTTTTTTTAAATTTTTAGCATTATCTTGATATACCTTAGCTGCTTTGGTTGTTTCTTCCCACAATAAAGTAGATTGTTCTCCCAGAGCCTTTTTAGACAACCCTAGAGTTTCACCATTCATCGCTTTTATCAGCTGTGTTTTCTTTTTGTTGTTTAAGCCTAAACTTTCAATTTGTTCAATCTGCATCGCTTTATAAATGTTGTTGACAGTTTTTGATTCTTCTGCAGTGAGATTACGATGACCATCCGCGGCAGATTGATAAATCTTTTCTATTTCTTTATATTGCGAATCAACATTGTCTTTTCTTTCTTTGGCTGCTTTTTCTGATTCTTTTTTATCTGTATTAACTATAGCTTGAACTCCCGCAGAATAATCTTGATAGTGTTTTTCAAAATCACCTAGCGCATCGTCTGTGTTTTTCTTTATTTCATCTGCCATATTTTTAAATGCAGTTACTACACGCTCGCTGTCATCTGTCGCACCTGATGCAAAGGTATCTAGTGCAAGCTTACCCTCTGATGCAAATTCATTAAATTTACCCATGGATTTATCAGCTTCTGCGCCAATATCATAACCCCATGTTTTTATACGTTCTTTGCTCTCTTCGATTTTGCTTATATGTTTATCTAGTGCATAAATACCCACACCAAGCAAAGCCGCACCAGCCACCGTAATAACTGCTGGTAAAGCTCCGAAAGAACCAGCTAATCCAGCCGCAGCTAAACTAGTACCTTCCACAGCAGTTGTTGTAGCGCCAAATCCAGCTGCCAAAGAAGTTAATTTACTCCCTAAACCTAAAATCTTACCTAAGCCCGCGAATCCTTTTATTAATCCACCAGTCATTGATACTAGTTTCTCGCCAATCATCAGCACAGGGCCAGTTGCTGCTATAATCCCAGCCCATTTTATGATATTTTGTTGTTGTTCTCCTGATAAGTCGTTGAACTTATCAATCATTTTGTTAGCCCACTCGATGACAGGAGTGAGGGCGGGCATTAATTTTTGTCCTACATTCTGTTCTAACACCTCAAGCGAAGCTTTGAATTGATCCACACCAAATTTACCAGCTTTTCGCATATTATCAGCGACTTGCTTAGTGTATCCGTTTGCCTCATCAGCGCCCTTAGAATATTTACGTAGAGAATCGCCTCCCGCTTCTAAAAGCGTATTAACAGCCGATAGAGGTTCACGTCCGAAAATCATTGTTAAGAAAGAGTTTTTCTGTGTTCTCGTCATTTTTTTTGTTTTATCATTAATATCATCCAGCAAAGTTGGCAAAGTTTTCATGTTGCCGTTGTTATCTTCAATTTTTAACCCAACTGCCGCCATTGCTTCTGCAGCTGATTTTGAAGGTTTAAGTAAACTTGTAAGCATCCCACGTAAACCAGTACCAGCCTTTTGCCCTTCAATGCCGCGGTTAGAAAGCAAACCAACAGCTGCTGCTGTATCTGTAAGTGAATATCCTAGCGAATGCGAAATAGGACCGACATAGTTCATTGCTGTTCCCATATCAGAGAATCCAGCCGCTGTTTTATCAGCTACGTAGGTTAGCACGTCAGCAACTTTGTTTGTGTATTCCATCTGCTTATTTGTGTCTTTAGAAATCATTCCAAATTGTTCTAATGTTGATGTTGTAACAGACATTACTGTTTCGAAATCATCGCCAGATGCACGAGCAGCATTAAAAATCGCAGGCATAGACGCCATTGTTTGATTAATATCATAACCTTTTTTAACCATTTCTTTCATACCAAGCATAGTTTGCTCAGAAGCTACCCCATACTTAACACTAGCTTTCTGTGCATAATCAAAAACTTGTGTATAACGATCACCAAACTCTTTCGCCGATTCACCAGATTCGCGCAATAAAGAGTTAACTTCTGTCACTTCATTATCAAAATCCAGATATGCTTTTGTTGATTTAATCATTCCTGCTACAATTGGCGCCGTAAATCCAACGGTCATCGCAGTTCCAGCTTTTTTTAACTTTTGAGCAGATTTTTCAAGCATATTCCCGAATTGTTCAACTTTGACGACAGATGAATCTAGACCTTTAACATTAATGTTTTTCTTATTGATTTTGTCGATATTGTCAGATGCTTTTTGCCCTTTCTTCGCAAAATTATCCATATCCTTATCGATTTTGTTCATCTGGCTTTTATAGCCATTTTCGCGTATTTCTATATCGTAATAAATTTCTCCCGCTTTACTCATATTTTCACCCCTCTTTCAGCTTGCTGTTAGCTCTCAAAGCCTTTTCCAATCCTTCTTCATTAGAAGCAACATCCTCAAAATATCCTCGCTTTAACATGATTCGATTTTGCTTTATTTTTTCTTTCAGCAAATGTTTTGGCACTTTGCTTCGTTCAGTCATTCGAATTTCAAGAGTTGTCATAAATGGCGTGTCACCACCTAAATTCATTAGATATGTCCGGAACTCTGAAAAAGTCATATTTGACAATTCTTTGCGCAATCTGATGCCGTAATAAGACAAAAAAGAAGACTCGATTAAATCAAAGTCTTCAACTATTCCGTAATATTGTTTTCCTGTTGCTTCCCCTCGTCGCTTTCCTCACCCATATCACTTTCAAATAATTTAGCTATAATGTATTCGATAAGGCCCTCGTAGACTTTGGTTGGTAATGTTTTAGAATTGATTTCTTCTCTGTCTTCTTTGCTGAAAAAAATAGCAAAAATATCATCGTTCGTTGCTACAATTCCATCTGTGATAGTCATTAACAATTCATGCATGTTTTCACTATCCGGCGTTGTATGCTCTCCATCGCTTTCGTCGCCTTTCAATTTAGGCGCAAGAACTTGTCCTAAAATTTTGGGGGCTTCATCCAAAAGCGCACTGTACTTAATGTGTGCTTGTGCCGAAATGTCCGCATAATACATTTTCCCGTTAATTTCCAAAGGAAGTTTTACTTCATTTTCGTTAAATTTAAATGATTTCATTTTTTTCCTCCAAATTAGTAAAAGCCCTCACTCAGAGGGCTTCGTATTTTGTTTATTAGGCAGATGTTACAGAAACAGAAACGTCATTTTTAACCGATGGTTTCACTTTGGAAGCAACTGTGATTTTAATTGCAGTTACTGTTGTAGCAACGCCTGTCACAACACCATCACTATCTACGGTTGCTTTTGCTTCATCAGATGAAGTGAAAGTTACATCTTGCGGAGCACCTGATGGCAATACGCCTGCTGTGATATTAACAGTTTCTCCTACTTTTACTGTTTTAGAGGCGCTATCTACCGTTACGCTAGTTGGTTCAATGGTAGGCGCCGGCGTAAAAACTGGTGCGCCATTAGAATTTAATGTTGCAGAAAATGAACCGATATCGTTTGCGCCACCACCACCAAAATCATTAATACCGATTGGACCAGTGATTTCATATTTAGCACCCGATGGTAGTTTCACAATAATAGTTTTTTCCGCTGAAGCTCCAACTTTGTCCCATGTTTCACGTAATTTATTTTGCCCTTCATCTGAATCATTGTATTTCCCATCTAAACCTAACTCCATTGCCATCCCTGTTTTAACCGCTCGCTCAAACTTTTCGCCAAGTGTTGTGTACTGTTCAATATTAGAATTCAAGCTAATATCTAGTGTTTCCAAATCTTTAATTAATACTCCATCACCGGTTGCTAAATTTGCATCTCTCACGAAGATTTCAATTTCTTTTACTGCATATGTTGGCATTTGCCTACATCTCCTTTTCAAATAATATTGTTAGTTGATAAATCAAACGACCATCATCGTCATAATCGACTTGTCCGCCGCTTGCTACATCTGTTGCTACTACCTTCTGATTTTGGATATTCAGCTCAGAAGGGTTTGTTAAAAGAAAGTAGTTACGTAATAAATCGTATGTTCGTTTGCATTGAATTGTGTTTTTGTCATAAATTAAAAAGCCGATGCTCTCACGAACACGACTTTGCGTTTGTACTTGCTTGTTTTGAAATGTCGGTGCTTCATTAATTACTACCATTGAATCAAGCCCCGTTTGTTTAATGAATCCAAGTGTTTTTATAGCTGGGAATGTTTTTTTGAAATGTGCTACCAAATCTTCAATCATAAACGCATCCCGCCCTCTACAATTTGGTTAATACTCTGAATTCCATAACTTACAGCCATTTCGTACCAACGTGGATTCCGACGATTTTCATAATATTGTCTGCGGGCATAAGGAGTTAAACTAAACACTCTAGCTACAATTGAATTTTTTTGGATGATAATTTTAAAATACGAACTTCGTCGTAAGTCTCCATACAAAATTGGAGTAACAGGCTGTGCTAATTCAACCAATTCTCGCCCAGCCTTTGCAGCCGTTGACAAAGCTTTATTATGAATATCATCTATGACTGCATCTTTAAAACTACTAAAGCCCATGCTCTGTCACCTCCCCTACTACAATTTCAAAATGGTGAATACTTCCATCAGGATTTGGCGGGAAAGATACGCTCTGGACCTCACCTTTAATTAAACAATAGTCAGGAATTACAAAAGATACATTGTCTCCTTCACTCACAACAAAATTTAATTTGTTACAAAATAAGTTAACAATATATCTTATGTTTAACCCTTCCTGTGTTTTATTTACGAGCTTTTCAAACTCATAGCGAAACATTGATTTATTAGTCGCATCTGGTAAAAGGTTTCCAAGGTCATCACGCCCGCTATTACTAGTTATAGTAACTTCTGTATTTAGGATAGCTTCTGGAATGGGTGGTAATTGAAAGCTCATTAACAATCACCTACTCCCGCGTAAAGCCAGCCACTAGATAAAAGCAAATCCAACACTTTGTCTGGAACGTCAGGTATAAAGTTGTTCGAATTTTGTGATTGACCACCCATAGTTAATTTACCTAGTGTAAAGTTACCAATGCCAATAAACTCACCATATTTCTTGATGTGTTCACACTGCCACGCAACAGCTTGCTTAATATCATCATCTACATTGTCAAGGTCTACGATATTAGGCATAATTTGCTTGTCAATTGCTACAGAAGCGGCTTTTATTAAATTATCCGCTTCTGTTAGTTCGATACTTAAATTTGTTAGACTAGCTAACTCACTTGGCGTAATATACGTTTTCATTTACTCACCCTCTTTGTTTTTGGGCTCCTTTTTACTCTTAGATGGTTCTTTTTCTGGTTCTTTATACTCGAACTCTTCAAAACCATCGTTTTTTAACTGCTTAATTAATACTTCATTGTCGGTATTGTATACTGCATTATCTTTTCTTAATTTCATAAAGAACTCCTCCTTAAGCTATTGTAGAGGCAATTACCCCGTCTTTTTGTTGTTCTTTTACAAAAATATCATGATAAACACGATATTGATATAACCATCCGTCACCTTGTCCAACGGAACCTGGCGCATGAAGGTAAATAGAAGCATGTTTAGTACCGCCAATAACAGAACCTTTATTAATTAGTAAATAATTAAGCTTCTTAGCGCCAGGCGCTGGTGTATAACCATCCGTAAAATCAAAAGTATCATAGAAACGATCTTCTGCTTCAACTTCAACAAGTTTAACTCCATCAATTCCTGTAATGCGCGTTTCTAAGCTAGAAGGCCCAATATTTTGATTAGAGATTGTTCTAGTAAAGTCTTTACTTAGCTCTAATGCAGCCATAACGTCTGGTGACACATACATAACAAGATTTTGTGTACCGTATTTTTTAACTTTTCGAATAGCTGCTTTAAGTGTACGAAAAACATTTTCTTCTGTGATTGCTTCGTCAGCAGAATGACCATTATTTTTAGCCGCTGTCGCTAACTTAGAAAAACGATAAGCGTCGACTTCTGGCGCAGCGTGCGCTGAATTAAATTCTTTTGTTACATTAGCAGCTGTTAATGCTTGCCCTGTTTCATCTACATCCATAACATCTACAAAAAACTCTACATCTCTATCAAACGTAATAGTATATGGAGTATTCGTATTTGATGCCGAACCTTCGTTATATCCTTTGTTTCTAGTGTGCGGTTTTAGTCCAGTTGTTGAAATCGTTTGTATTTTAAACGTTTTTGCATCTAACCATAAAAGGTTAGGTGTTTCTAATTCATTTGTGTAAGTGCCAAAGACTAACTTCTGGTCGAGCTCCTTACCGTACTTGTCTACATAGTTAATAGCCATTTTGCTATCTCTCCTTTTCTAATTATGAATTTAATGCTTGAATGAATGGGTCTGTAGCACTTGGCTCACTTGCATTGCCTAGTCCTGCTCCGATTGGTGGAGGCGTGTCACCATCATCAGATTTTGCAATCCATTCCGGATATTGCTCTGCGAATTTCGCTAAGTTGTCGTCATTTCGCTCTTCATCCCCAAAAAGCTTCGTAAACGCTTCGTAACGTTCTTCTTTTACGCCGCTTTCTTTTAACTTACTGTGCCACTCTGCCGTTTGTTCTTTCTGAACATATTCATCCAGCTTTGATAGTGCCTCGTCTTTCTCTTTTTGAAGTTTTTTCAATGCCTTTTCAGATGAATCATGTTCGCCCACTTGATCGTTAAGCTGATTAATTTGGTCGTTTAACTTCGTGATTTCTTCCTCATGCGCGCTTTTGATGGTTTCAATCTCTCCATTAAATTTCTTTTTTTCAGCCGCTAAGCGATTCTTTACAATTTCATCCAGTTCTGCTTGGTTAAAATTCTTATCGTCCCCACCTTCAGCAAAATGTTGAATGTCAAACTTACGCTGTAAATAATTCTTCATATTTCCTCCTTTTTAAGCTCTGAGTGAGCCATCCCTGTCTATTAGTTGCCGGCAGGTAGGCAAGGTTTTTATATCAAGCCAAACAAAAAAAGCGTTCATTTAGACGCTTTTATAATTTCTCTATCCAATTCTCTTTCTAGGAACGGATTAGTATTTAAATGTTCTTGCAAAGCTTCCTCCCATTGTTTTACTTTTCCAGCTGTATATTGTTTAGAGGGACCTTCTGCAAGTATATCTTTTGTTTTCCAATCACGAATGCCGCGCTCGTAGTACCGTTGCTTACTTTGAGCCTCATATTCTTCTTCATCATATGGGATAGGCTCGTCTGTTTCGTCACCTTCGAAATACGAATATAAAAAATGGTGGCAATTTGGATGAAACAAGCCATCGTTTTCCGCTTCTTGTAATGTTTTATATTCATTGCTTTCGTAGTTAACTGATAGCACTTCTCCTTGCCAAGGAGCACAACGCGGACAACTTCTCACGTGAGCTGACACTTGAACTAATTCGTGCTCATATCTTCCAAGAACGCGTTTCATGGCATTTAAACCAACATTAAAAAAAGCACCTCTTGAAGCCATTTCCATGTAAGCTCCTGGTCGGTACTTTCTTCCAGACTGATCTATAACATTTCTTATCCCATCACCTAAAACATTAATAAGTGATGTTGCGATAGCATATTTTAAAACTCCATTGCTATCTTTTGTTTCCTTAACCACTTGTTTGTATTTGGAGGGCGCGATTTTTTGCCAATAATTAGCCATATCTTCCGAAATTTGGATAAGCGCATCACTTTCAGATAAATAGTCGTCATTTTGTATATCAACCTCTTTCTTAGTTTGATATCTGGCTTCCATTTCGTCCTCGTATTCATTCACGCAATCGAGATAAACACTATAAGTTAGTTTATCTATTTTATCCCTAGTTCCATCTTTAAAACGGCTAATATGTGCTTTCAGTTCCCTTTTGAACTTTATTAAACGTGACTGCTGAATGAATTTCCATTTTGTTGGGTTTTTAGCACCATACATAACGTGTTTTTTTATCAACAGAAGTAACTCTATTTCAGCATTATTAAAGTGATTTCGTAAGATAGATGCTTCTTTTTCGAAATCCACTGGTGCATGGTGATGGCTCATCTAATCACCCGCCTTTCGTTTCCATTCCCCCAATTGCTTCCGGGTCAGGAACCTCTCCGATTGCGTTTTCTAAATAGATGCGTTTTACTTCCGCTTGAATTTCTTCATCTTCCCACTTAGGGTGAATTAGTTTCACCTTTTCTTCTACACTCATAGCTAATGCACTGTTCATATTATTTAATGTGCTAGATAATTCATTCAGATTAACAGACATTGGATCTGGAAACTCAATTATTACCCTGATTTCATCACGCATTATTGCTTTTTCTTTATTGTTTGTTCCGCCAGTTAACAAATATAGGAAGTCCCAAAGCATCTGTTCGTAAACATTTTGAATAAGGCGTTTTTTCTTCTCAATTTTACGCACTGTCGCGTCTTGTAAACTCCAAATTTCGGTCGCCTTAACTTCTCTATTACCTAGATTAAAAGTAGCGGGATTATAACCAGATTTCGAAACAGCTTTCTGAGCAAAATATTCCATCGTTTCGCGATAACTACCGTCTCGGAAGTCTCCTTGCATGAATTGAATCATGTCGTTTAATTTCGCACCAGCATCTAATGTTCCTTTGAATTGCATAAAGTAATCTTCATCTACATTCATGGACCATTCTTCTTTATCTGTGTTCTTATTAACTTTTTTTCTAAACATTCGTTCACTAGCCGCTATTTTTGTTTTTGTTTTCTCTCCTTCACGCATATAAACAGTGAAAAAGTAATCTACTGCAAATAAATAATTAGTACATTGCGATAAGTCCGATTCCCCAAGATTAAGATGCGGGTATCTTGTGTTGCTTGGACTATTATTTATTAGATATGCGCCCATGCTTTTTAAACCAATTGATACAGAATGATTCAATTGAATATTATTCGTATCTAGATAGCTTGTAATCATTTCCGGGAGCCTCTCAGCATTGATAGGAACAGCTTTATCATTATCTATTTTAATGACAGAATATGTTACAAATCCGCCAGATAATGTATTACTTTCTTTGTCTTCCCATTGTTTTATTTCTCGACTTTCAACTAAATAATATATATCCGCTTTATTACTCGTCGGTATTTCCTCAAAAAAATTAAACCGAAATGGCTCATTGTTTTTAAAATCTATCCAAAATTGGCTAGAGCTATGAACGCTAATAGATGGTCGCCCATTTAAAATGTTGATCTTTACAGCGGATACTCCGCTCCCTCCTGCTAATTCAACAATTTTCACGCTCTTACTATCAAAATTATCAATCCGTAATGCTTCTTTCAGTTGCTTTGTTAAGTTTTCATCCTTACTGCCATCAACCCCTGTTACATCAATACTTAAAGGCTTTCCAGATATATACTCAGCAGCTACAACAACTATCTCGTTGCCTGTCCCAGAATTCATTAACTTATCATGCACGGTAGGCACATAACCTTGAGCCCATAATGATGTTAAATAAGAGTCCTTGCTCCACTCCTTTTGATTATTTGGAATGAGCGGCAGATATTTTGGTATTAACTCCGGTTCGCTGCCATTAGGTTTTCCATTTAGCCAACCTTTAATAAAACGTGTCATTACACTCCAAACACCCATTTAATCACTCCTTTCTATATATCTTCATAATTCCTATAAAAGTAGTTTGTAGCATATCTGCTCGTGTCCATCGCATGGTTATTCTTATCAACTGGCTTTCCACTGTTCTCGTCGCGTACATACATACCAATTTCTTGTAGCCAACTGTAATGGTCATATTGATCGTTAAGTTGTTCAACAAGCAAATAACGCCTTTCGCTTAATAGCGACTGCATCCGCTCAATTCCAACCTCTATACCTTGCGCTTTACCTGTCACATCATGAGCATTGTTGTCTGCTCCTGCTGTATCAACACCAACCTTTTCCAGTTCTTCACGTAGCCAGCGACAGGCAGGGTCAATAAAAACAGGCTCATTTACTGGTACTTCATACTCTTTCATACACCATTGAATAAATTGTTTTATCTCAATGGCATAAGTTGAACCAGCTTTTACTTCTCCTGTATCCCTACCGCTATGATAATAGGATGCAACTTGGTTCAGCTTGTATTTATAACCGCCATCAGCTTCATGCTCGGTAATTACATAGCATTCGCAAACAGTCGCATCTTGTTGACCGCCATCGCCAAAAAAGACCATTTCGATTGGACGGCCTTGTAATTTTTTTATTTGATTCGCTTCAACGTCAAACGTTTCATAAATGATGCCTGCTGGTAAAACTCTTTTCCCATACCAATCACGTTGCAACAAATACGCTGAATGTTTGACCTCGTTATATATTTCTTGCTTGCGTTCGTCTGAAAGAGCCGGATTGTCTTTAGCGGTCCAATGCCTCCATTTATAACGCCCAGACTTCTCATACTGCGAAAAGATTTCTAACACTGGATGATTGGGTGCCGGTGGATTTAATTCTGCTAAATGAAATCTATTCTTTGCTGCAAAAGTTCGTCGAAAGCATTCTTCGATAAAATCTTTATGGAGTAAATTAATTTCTAAAAATGTAACGGTTCCCAGTGACATACCAGTAATAGCGCCAACACTATTGATCTTCCCGCCGCCTTTATAGTAAATTTTCTTTGGACCATTCGGAGAATGTATAAGAAGATGATCGCCATGTTCATCATGTTTCATTTCTGCAAGATTACCAAATATGTGCATCAATCCAAAGCCGTCACCGTCCATAAACAGTCGAAAAGCTTGTTCTTGATTGTAAGCAGTGACTAAATGATTCTGGTCTTCTGAAATAGAATAGATATAAGCCATTTTAAAGATGTCTGCTGTGGTTTTTCCTGATCGAGGAGTTCCCTCGTTGACTTCAAGAGTTACATTTTGAAAAGGGAATGTAATAGTTTCCTGTTGTTTTTGCGTAAATACTAGCTCATCAATTTTACTCAAGGTCTCCGTTTCCTCCTTTGGCAACATCTAATAGTTTATTAAGCAATGTAGTATCTTTTTCGGCGCCTTTTATAAGAGCTGTGCGGGCATGTATATTCTCTGTAGATGCAATAATTTGATTGAGCTTAGCTTTACGTTCATCTTGTTCATCAGCAATAGCAATAAATTGTTTAATCAACCCACTTAGTGTAGACATCGCACGACTTTGTGCATTTAAAAAATTCGCCTGTTTATCCCAAGCGAATTGATACTCGTATTTATCAGAACCACTATCTCCGAACCCTACTTGTGTTTGAACTTTAGTTTCATCCTCGGAATTTTCTACCCACATAATTTTCTGTGCTCGGATAATAGCGGCGTATTGAATTTGTATCTGCCCCCAAATTAAATCAGTTGGTTCTTGTTGATCCATCATACTAATAATTTCTATTGTGTCATCCGGAAGATATTTAGAGTACAATCCATGTGTACGTGCGTTTTGATTACCTTTAGGAGCGGCGCCACCTTTATTGTTCTTAGCATTCCCGTTCCCTTTCATTGAATAGTAACGCTCCTTTTGATTCGTAACGTTACTATTGCCGTTATCACTCCAGTTATCTTCCGATTTCCATTTCCTAATCTGTGATGGTTTACAATTTAACTTACTGGCAATTTCCACAAGTGGCATTGTCTTATCTGAATCAAGCCACATTTTCTTTGCTATATCTCTGTTTGGGTTTCTTGCTCTAGCCACTCACTTCCACCACCTCGCATTCTGTGTTTGTTTCGCTAATTAATTATTATCTTTAATCGTTCCTACAATGATGCTTAGCGCTTCTAAATAATCATTCTTAGCTTGTTCAAAAGTCTTACCATTTAGCATAGCTAACCGCTCTATTTTCATGTAATGAATCTGCGCTAATGCAAAGCTTTGTTCTTGTTCAGAGCCTGCTATGTTTATTTTGAATTCAGCTTCTTTTCCTTTTACCTCTGTTATTCCAGCTTTTATAATGTCTCTCATATAATCAACCCCTTCTTCGTTTTTTATTATATACTCGGCAAGGATTTGCACCTTGCATGAACTAATTAATTTGTTTTACAGGAGTTTTAAGCTAAGACATACGTTTCTTAGCCACATTAGTTCTATCCTGTGCTTCGTCTACCTGTTCCGCCACGAGTATTTTTTATAAATGAGAAGTGGAGCGCAGACTCAATATATGATTTATTTTTGTAATCATCTTCACTTCTCACTATTAGGTGGCAGGTGTGCGGCAAAAATTACTAAATTGCCATACAAAACAAGCTTCCATCGATTTGTTGTTGTATTTTTTCTTCTCCTCGGGATAGGTATGAACGCACAGAACGAATACTTATCTCTAGTTCGTCGCTAATTTGAGATAAAGATAAATTTTTTTCATGTTTTAATAAAAATACTTTTTTCTCTTGCGCCGACATTGTAGACATAGCATCTTCCATCCGAATTTTATCCCATTCTGAAATCTTCGGCTCATTATCTTCAAACTCATACGCGTTCCCATGCTCATATACGAACCACTGACGCATTTTTTCAATATCTGTAACGCATATCTCTCTTTGCAAACCAGAGCGTCTGTGAATAGCCCTGCGTGGTGCTGGTTCATGACCTAATTCCATCCACTCAATTGAATACTCTAAACTGTCGATAATACTTTTTAATTTTGACATCGTGGTTTTTTCTGACACATCTTGAAAAGTTCTTTTCTGTCCCGCTTCTAATGGAGGGCGTTTTTCAGCATCAATTTTGGTTTGCAGATTAGCTTTTACTTCTTGCATATCTTGTAAAGCTCCTCTGTACTCATTAATTAATTCTTGCATTCTCGTCACTCTCCCCAATGATAATGATTAATAAAAAAAGGACGTCACGACAGATTTAACTGTTCATGACGTCCTTCGATTTTTTCGACCAGACTATTTATTTAGTTTTATTGTTTGTACATTTTCGGCAGTGGTAGGTTTGCCGTGGCTCCATGTTATGGTAGTTTTTCCGAAGCCGTTTTCTGGTGGTTTTGTGATTAACTTTTCTTCACCGTTTATACGAGTATAAACACCATCTTCTTTTTCCATAAAGTCGCCCCCTTGTAATTATTTAAAACATATTACTCCAAGCCCAAAATATCCCTTTAACTGCTAATCCTAGTACAAAAATCAGTACTAGAACCCATAAGGCGTAAATAGTGAAAGCTCCTATTATTTTCGCTACTTTATCAATCATTCCATATCTCCTTGTTTTTTTGATATTCGTTCATGTCAAAAATTTGATAGTATTCTTTTTTGTTTCTTTGTGTGTAATTGAAAACTACAGCCTTCGACACTTTGAAATGCTCTGCAATTGCGTAACACGTTAGTCCTGCATTACGTAAATCAGCGAATTCACGAATTGTAATTTCCGCCCATTTTTTCTTTTTCACGATGCGATCGAACGTTTTGGTCCAGTAAGTTTTTTGCTTTTCTATTGTATTCTCGTTCATTAGTTGATTGAGTTCTTTTTGCAACTTTAGTAATTCCTCTAGTTCTACATCGTTATTTGCTATATAACTAATAATTTCCCGCTGCCTCGCTTTACTCTTTGTTATCTCCATTACCGCCATTTATCACACCTCCACAAACTGCCTTCCTTTCAGTTTCAAACATTTAATTGATTGCATATACCGCATTTCGAAAAGTTTTTGCTTGATTCGAAACTCTTTTGTTAACATGCCTTTGATGTCGATTAATTCCTCATGTCCATCACTGTATCGAACGAGAAAATCAGCTTTATATTTAATCGCTCGATACAGTTTTCCGTTTTTTCTAAACGAGTCTTGTAATGTGAATTCTGGTTGTAAATCGAAACTGGTTACTTCACCAGTCAATTTTAATAGTTTCAATTGCTGATAATACGCTGCTTCTGCTTTGCTATCGAACTTTATATTGTCAATAACTACTTTCTTCGCATTGTATTTACTTCGCGTATTCGTTCGCCTCGTTAATGACGTACGCGGTATACTTTGCCTCAATTTCTTCGTCCCCCATTTGTTCGATTTCGCTAATTTGGTAGTTTGTAACTTCTGCAATCGCATTAGCCATTTGGCGGATGCTCATTGATCTATTTCTCAACTTTTTTATTGCAGTTTCTGCTGTCATTTTTATTCACCCTCTCGCTCAAAATGGCAAATCGTCATCTGAAATATCAATCGGCTTACCTTCGTTTGCAAATGAATCACTATTCTGGCTCGAACTAGCTCGATATGAGCCGTTTTTATTGTTATTTGAATAACTAGCTTCGTTTTGATTATTATTCGGTGTAGAGCCTTCTACAGCGTTCTGCTTAGGTTCCAAAAATTGAACACTCTCGGCCACTATTTCCGTCACATAAACGCGCTTACCGTCGTTCCCCTCATAATTACGAGTTTGAACGCGACCATCAACGCCTGTTAAACTTCCTTTTTTTAAGAAATTAGCGACGTTTTCTGCTGGTTTACGCCAAACAACACATTGAATAAAATCAGCTTCTTGTTCTCCTTGCCCGTTTTTGAAAGGGCGATTGACAGCTAATGTAAAAGTCGCAACTGCTGCACCCGCTGGGGTATAACGTAAATCAGGGTCTTTAGTTAAGCGTCCTACAAGCACGACACGATTCATCATTCATTTTCCTCCTTATTTTGTTTTTCTCGGGCATTAAGCTCATCAAGAATCACTTGTATTCCGCAGGTATATTCCCGCACGTCACGATTCATCTCTTTTAAATTGTCAAATAGTTCCTCTGTAGAGCGTTTTGCCACCATTTCCTTTGCTTCTGCTAGTTCTTCTTCAAACCACTTCGCTACACATTCCGGCACAGTCGGGGGACTAATCACCGTTAATTCGTTATGCACTCGCATTCCTTTCACGTACTCTTTTGTTATTTTTTTCATACCTTCCATTAACCCAATCTCCTTCCGCACATCGGACAGTACTTAATATTAAATTCAGCATAAGTAAATCCATGTTGCCAGCCTGCTGCAACTTCTAATTGACTTGCTTTATTCAACCGCATTTCGTCGTTCTCGTCGCTTATATTCTTAACCCTCTTATTTACATCCACATTACAAAATTCGCACATCATTCCGCCACCTCTTCAAAATTTCTTATATCAATCTCTTCTATTTCCCTTATTAGGAAGCACTCAGGTAAATAACCACGCTGTTTCGCCCACCTGTAGATAAAACTCTGTAATTCTTCTCTGTGTTCTTCTGTTACATCGTCCAAATAGCCCTCAGAATACTCCCCAGCCACTTCACATACTCGCTCTGCTATGTTCTCTAGCAGACTGTCGGTTTCGTCTGGAAACGCTATTTCCTCAATTTCACCAACAAAAAAAGTATAAATCAGTTCATTGTAATATGAATATATAGTTAAATCATTCATCACTTGATTGCGAGTTTTTTCGTCATGCGTGTTGTGATTATACTTTTTTAACAAGTTGATACCATGCTCGATAGCCTCATCTTTTGTATCAAAATATGTGATTGATTCCCATCGCCCGCCGTAACTACCGTTTAACATCCATTGCCCTTGTTTCATTCCGCCACCTCCATTACTAATTCGTATCGGCTTTCTAGTTGCCAATAACTCTTTTTAGAGCTATCAGGAATCTTGTCATGCAAGTCAATACGTCGTAAATCGTAACTAATACCTTCCACAAGTGCTTCATAATCATAACTGTATAAAGAAATATTTATTCCCATTCTTGCACCTTCCCTTTCAATGGATTTATTCCCATCACCACATAATTTTCTTTTTGCTCATAATCTGTGATGTAGGTAACTTCTACGGTTATCTTCCATCCGGTATGTTTTTCCTCTTTAAATTCTTTTAAAATCAGGTAATCTCCAACTTGGAAATTTCTGTCATTCTTTCTAATCTCAAACGTTTTTCGCCCTTCTGCGATGTCCCAGAAGTATTCTGACAATATTTTTAGTTCATGTGTTTTACTCATTTGAGTACCTCCAACTTACTTTTTATCTCGGTCAGCAATTCCCTTACCATTTTCACTTCGTATGACAATTCTTCAAAACTACTAATATCTGATGTTCTGATGTGATGTTCAGTAAAGGCGTCTAAAGCTTTCTCTACAGTAGGAAAATAGCCAATATCACTATATTGTTCCGCTCCGTTTTTATCTGGTCCTTTTGGCTTTGATAATACATATTGATATTGACTGCTTCTAATTACGTAATCTTCGTTTATTTTAATTTTCATTCTGTCTCCTCCACTTCTTCAACAGGCACAGCGAAATCCCAATATCGTGTGTCTATATTTTTTATTTCTGATTCAGTGAATTTAGTTTTATACCCATCGAACTCCCCGTTAGTAGACATAGTATAGGTACCTGTTTTTAGGTTGAGATTGACATAACCGGAATAACTATCTATCGCTTTGATGTAATAAAGCGGTTCTTGCTCAACTTCATACTCCCCCATCCAAGCTCGTGCGAATAGTTCTTGATTAGACGTCTCCCACAGCCACCCACGCATTTTTCTATCTAGTGACAGTTCTTTAACCAACTCATCTGTATATACCTCGTAGTCAATTGCTACAGCGCGACTGTCTCCCTCATCTTGGAAGGTGTCGATTGCGTCAGCTACAAATTTCGGCAATTTCACAAGTTCGACTTTGCTAACTTGATTTTGTTCAAATAAATAATCTATTGATGGCTTCTTAGCTAATTTAACTACTATTTCATTTGTTACTTCTACAACTTGCGTTACTGCGCCTCGATATAACTCACTACGCCAAATAACTTCTACTAGATCGCCTTTTTTAAATTTCATTGTTTTCCTCCTTAATCTAATCCTTCATATAGACTTTTTGAAAAATCATTCTCATCTATGTTCTGAATACTATTGATTGCATCAACCAATTTCGCCTTTGTTTCGAGACAAGGCTTATAACCGTAACCTACGTACCTAATCATTCTTTCAAATGTCGATATCGGGAAATTAAGAGTATTGTCAACCACCAACCTTTTGAGATGTAAGTGTTCAAAAAATTGGGGATGAATTACTATCCGATGCTCCCCGTCAACAACGTATCGTGCTACTTTGGTAACAGTAAAGTCAAAGTTACTAATAACCTCTTCTGGTTCCCCAAAAACAGAGCGAACTAACTCTAATTGGGTTTTTGACGGAATGTGTATAAAGGCGACGACTTTACCAGTTTTATACACAAGTTTAATATGGTTTGCATCGCTAGCACATTTCTCGGTGTAATAATGAATTGCGTCATTTAGGTCTTTTTCGTTGCGGAAAAACATGTCAATATCCTTCACTTTTTCATGATTAAAAATATTTTTAAAACAGCCTCCCGCTATGAATCCATCGTGACCTTCTAGGAACTGGTCTAGGAAATTGATTTCGCGGTATTGTCGAGCTTCCTCATGTTTGTAAATCATAATTTTCTCCCCTTCTCAATTCTGCGTTTCGTTCCATCCCTAATCGAAATCCACCAATTCCAGCGAATAGATCTAAAAAGTTCACGTCTGCACCTCGTTTCTCTCCGCTAACTTCGCTTTAATTTCTGCTACTTTCTTTTCTAAATCTCCGCTTGATTCTGATTCTGTTTTTTTATTCTCTGGCTGCTTCTCTGTTTTATCAAGCCAGTCAGGCAATACTTCTTGTTTCTGATTCTTGTTGTATTTGCCGTAAGCGGGCTTGTTAGCAACTGGCTTATTACGTTGAGTTGCCATTTTGTCGTAATTTCTTCTTAACGAGCTAGGGGACTTAATAACCCCGCACCAGAAATCATTTTTCTGTGACCAGATAATTGCATTCTTAACTTTTTCAGTATCTCGATTATCTTGTTCAATCATGATGCGGATGTCATTAGCCCATTTTTCCAATTTTGGTTCTCGCTCTTCGGGGTTATTTTCTTTGATCATTTCAAATAATAAATTAGCTAAAGATAAATGAACCTCGTCAAACTTGTTTTGACGTTTATTATTATCTTTATTATCATTCTTCTCATTCTTCTCTTTATTATCTTTATTGTTTGTGATCGTTTGTTGTACATCTGTTGTTCGTTTGTTGTTCGTCTGTTGTTCATTTTGCTGTTCATTCTCTATGTCGCTACCTTGATAAAACCCCCAGTTTTCAATGGTTACAACCGAAAATTTGTTGTACGATTTGATGTTCAACATTTGGGCTTTTTCTAACTTTTGAAGTCGTCGCCACCACGTAACCGCTGTTCGTTTATTTTTCAGTCCTATGTTCATTGCCTCTTCTAATTTTTCTCTTCCGATTACAAATTGACCCGGATTTAATTTGACTATTTGTTGACCTAAAAATATTTCTCTTTCTTTAAATGATGCTTTGATAAGGCAGTATGACCAAAGCCGATAAAACTCAGGATCTTGCCATATCCAGCTATCAATAATTTTTCTGTGTAAAGCTATATAACCATCCATCGCAATTCCCCTGCCTTATCAATTCTCACTTAGATCATTGACCCTTGAACTACCGAGCCAGCTTCTAACGTGTCAGACGGCGTTATAGGCGCATCTATAATATCGGGTATCGATTCATCGTCTGTAACGTCTTTTCGTTCTCTAGGCTCTGCTTCGTCCTCTGTAACCGCTGTTTGCATGTCGATGGATAAAATCCCCCACTTGCTTAACATGTTTCTAAGAACAGTCTTTTTAGCCATTGCATCATAATCTTTTTTCCATCCAAAGTCTGATTTACTAAATTTCTGTTTATGTGCTTCAATTTCTTTACGAGTCCAATAGACCGTTTTTTCAAAGCCATTAATTAACTGGAAATAGCCACAGTAACCAACGACTTTTTCACTTGTATTGTTGTCTAAATCTAGTTCGATTTCTTCGGTAAGTCGGTTCCATTTCAGTAGCTCACCTTCGCGCACTTCAATAACATTAATGCTTTTATATTGTCCTGTGCGTAGTGCTAACTGGATGTATCCTTTATAACCAAGTTGAAACTGTGCTCTGCCTTTATAAGGAACAATCCACGCATAACCTAAATTTTTGTCGATTGGTAAATCTAGTGTTGCAGCAACCATGGCGGAAGTAACAACTGTCATCGGGTCAGTTTTTTGTAAATAGTCGTCGCCATTATAAAGATTTAAAAGGGAAGTTAAAAATTGAGGCGCTTTTTTATCTAGTACCTTTTCGAATTTCTTGCGCATTGTCGGTGCTTCTAGCAAACCTTTTAAGTCTAATGATTGTGCGCTTGCTACTTGCCCTCCATTTTGTTTATTTGCTAATTGATTTTTTAATTCATCGTTAGTTGCCATTATTTATTCTCCTTCACTGCAAATTTTCTATAACTAGTTTCTTTACGTAATTTTTTGTAAATGTCTGGATGTTCTTCTTTTAAACGTTTAGTGTCTACTCTTGAAGTAATAACAGGCTTCCAAGTAATCGTAAATTCGTCTGCGATGGCTGTTTCAGCTTCTTTTAAATCATTCTTGATATTATTATCAATTTCTTTCTTTCGTGTCTCTAAAAGCTTTATATCGCGTTCTAAATTTGCTCTTTCAGCCAAAAATTCGTTGTATTTTTTTGATAAAATAACTTGTTTAGCTTCTGACTTAGCAAAACGATCTTTTAAATATTTTTCTGCGGCACTTGAACCGTCTAGCGCTGGCGCTACATATCCTTTTACGTTCGTTTCCCAAAAGTCTAACTCAAAAGCAATTATTTGATTGATTAACTCGTCATCGCGTTTAATTTCTTTCCAAATGAATTTATTTCCTCCAATAAGAACAGCTACATATGCTTTGCTTTTACCTGTGACCGCTAAATAGTGTTGTATTTGCACTAGGTAAGTCGCTGGTACTTCGTCAGCTTCCCATTCTTTTGCTAGATATGCTGATGCTGTTTTACATTCCAAAATAGCGTCTTCACCAACCACAAACCTATCAACGTTCGCCAACATAAAATCATGCTCTGGATGTTGATACATCATGTTGCTACGTCTTACTTTCTTTCCAGTTCGCTTTTCGAATTCTTTTGCGACAACTTCTTCCATTTGATTGCCCCAGTATGCGGCTTCTCCCGCTGATTCATCTGGCAAAACTTGGTCTGTCTTATCTAGCCACAGCTCAAATGCTGTTTTGTACTGATTTAACCCCATGATGATTCCCGCATCGCTTCCACCGATACCTAGGCGCCGAGTCAGCAACCATTGTGTCCTATCCATGTCTTTTACGCTCGCTAAGATGTTCATTGTCTTTTCTTTTGCAATAGCCATATATGTTACCTCCATTGATTTTTTAATGGATTCGAGGTATAATTCTGTTAAGGTAATATCTCAAATCCTTAAAGCGCGCACTGCTATGCGTGCTTTTTTAATGTCTAAAACCATCGTCCCAAAGATCATCTACCACAAGCGGATTCTCAACCATGTTTTTTATCACTTCCTCTCAGCCAGTAGCCTGCGATTACAGACATAAACGACACGAAAATCATTACTGCGAACACATCCATTATCTTGTGACCTCCTCATATCCCTTAAGTTTTAACTCCTCGATATAGTCCGCCATTTTCTCGCAACCTGTTTCAATTAAAGCTATTCTCTGTCTGAAAGCTGGGTTAGCTATCATTTTCGTTCTGTCATCTATGAAAATCTCGCTATTACCGAAAATCGTTTGTTTCCGAAAAATTCTCTCTGCCATTGTTGTAGCCCTCCTTATAAAATAAATATCGCAATCACGTAGTATATGTTTAGCAGTAATAACGCTGTAGCTACTATGACTAAGATGCTGAATAACATTTGATTTTTCATAGTGCGCGCCTCGGTATAATAATTTCGCGCAAATGCCCATTTACCAGCTCTTTAGTGACTTCATACTTTTTATTAAATGTTTCAGCTCTTTTTTTACGCTCAGATTCATCAATCTTTTTAAATCGCTCTTTTACAATGTTGTTTATTTCTGTGAAATTAATACCCTTCGACTCGTAACCTTCGTAATTAGCCGATACTAAAACTTCGCTCATTTTCCACAACTCCTTACTAATCCAGATTTTTGATAATATTGATCACGTTTGTTCAAAACTTGTTGTAAGTCGATGTTGAAAGTTCTTGCAATACTTGCGTTCAGTGTTAGAGCAGATGCAATAACATCCGTTATTTCTGAAATAGCTTGTTTCGCGGCTTCTCGTTGTAGCATGTCACCTTTTCTTAAATTGAATGTCATCGTCTCTAAGCCGTTTTTTAGCGTGTTTATCGCTTCCGCCACTTCTAATTCAAAGCGGTTAGTTAAAGAAGCGTGATGGTTGTCTAAGCCGTCAAGTAAAGGCGGTATCATTCCGTTTGAAAATTCATGTGCGAATAAATAGGTGCTTTCTGGTTCGTTGTAGCTATCAATTAACTGTTCTGCTTGTTCAAGTGATACCGTCCGCTTGCCTTTCAGCTGATTACTTATTAGTGCTGGCGTTACAAAACTATCTATCGCTAGTTCTTTTTGCGTGCGAGTTTCTGCTAAAACTTGCATCGCGCTTGTTGCCGATGTTGATTTTTGAAACATAATATCTCAATCCCCTTTGTATATTTTTTAGCGACTAATTAACAACTTATCGTTATATACTATTGTTAGTCGCTCCCCGTGACTATTAGTTGTCTGTATGAGCGTCGTTGTGGTAGGCGACGCTTAAATTACGACTTGATTGTGTTCTTCCAATAACTTGTTTAATAGATATACTTGTCCTTTTCCTGTTACTTGTGGAGTATAAGTGGTTTTCATTAAGCCGTTTCTATCTGTATGAATATGTGTTTTTTGTTCAAACAATCCTAAATTCATTGCCTTTTGAGACGGTTTATTGTAATAAGCACCTTTACTTAGCAAATAACCGCTTCCTCTCAGCCATTCAAAAAGCCTGTTTTGCCCTATGTCTAATCCTTTTTGTTTTAGAATAGTAGCTAAATCTTTTACTAAAATTGTGTTCTCGCTCGTTTGTACGGCTTCCGCAAAAACTACTTTCGGCTTTTGTTCCTCAAGTTTTTTTAACACCTCTTGCTTCTCTTGTTGTTCCTCAATCCATTTTTCAGCTCTAGCAACTGGGTCTTCTATCATGTATGAAAACGTTGGATATTCAGTTGCTAATTTCCTCGCTTGTTTTTCTACTTCAATGAAGTATTTTCTAATCGACCGACCCATTTCGTTGTTTTGCACCATCGCTAACTCCTTAGCAGTGTCTAAAGTTAGTAAGTATTCTGTTCTAGGTCTTCCAAATGTACTTTCTCCCAAAATTGGGAAATAGTCTTCATCCTTTGAAAATCCGTAATTACTAAACTTATCGGTAATCCAAGTAGCAAATTTTTTACCGACTTGCAAGCTTTGATGTAGTTCGCGTGCATTTACGAATTTCTCGCCTTTTTCATTTTCTAAAACTGGCAACATATCATTTGCAATTACTTGTAAATTTGACATTTTGTTCTCCTTTCTGTTCGCCCTTTCACAGTGATATAGTTTTTGTGAAGGGAGGTGGAATATATGAAAAATCGTATGAATATAATGTTTAAAGGCGTCTCTGACGACCAGCCTATGGCTCTAATGGGTGTTGAAAGTATTACTTCTTTCCCGGATAACAAAAGTTTTGATTTAAATGATTTTTACTTAGAAGCTGATAAGACCTACAAAATCACTTATACGGGTTCAAGTGAGTTGAGAAATGACTCATCAAAAGTTTTTCTGATGAAGTCAAATGATGTCCTGTATATCAAGTTTGCTATTTAATAACTGCTTTTAATGATTCCGCTAATGCCAATACCATGGCGGAATCCCCTTTATGAAGAGCGTCTTTAAAATTTGATTCAAAATTTTCTAAAACCACTAATTTACATTCAAGGCGTTTTTGTTTGATTTTTTCCATCGTGTCAAAGTATTCCATTATTGAGTTCCTCCTCGTGTATGTTGAGATTTCTGATACTCTTTCGAATAATCTTTTAAAAATGCTTCTACTTCTAATCCTTCAACCTCAATTAAATCTGGATCGCATTCAATCACTAGTTTTGGCTTTCGGTCCGCTGTCATATCTAAATTGATTGATCGCACCCCACGCCCTAGCTTCCAATCTCCTAGATGAATGGCATTATATGCAGACCCATCTTCTCTTTGACTAGTTTTGATTGACAAAGTTAACTCTTCGTTACTCATTTTCTAGCCTCCTATTTTCTTTTGCCCAAATCGCCGTTAGTTTTTTCCGATAATCTATTAGCTAATGAATTAATTTCTGAATAAAGTTCCGGCAAAATACTTAAATCGCTAAAATCTTCGCCAGTTATACTTAATTCAATGGTGAGTACTGACTCTTTTCTATTTCTCTTAGTTAGGAAAGAGTTTGTAAATGCAATTTTTTTCATTTTCTAGCCTCCTATTTTTGGTTACTCTCCAATCTGCTATAATTAGTTTGATTGGAGGTGATATTATGGCTTATAGCGAAAAAATTGCTGACGATATTAGAAAACTTTATGCTGCTTCTCCTCTCGGTATCTCCGAATATACTTTAGAACAGTATAGTCAGCAGGATGTCTCAGATACGGTTAATGCGATGCATGCAATTGATCAAGAAAAAATTCAAGAAACGGAAATTGATTACACGGGAACCGCTCGAATTACTTTTAACAAATAAACTACATATCCGCTGTTATTAGTATCTAGCGGCGGATAAATTTCTTATAAGCCTTTTCTCAAACTTCTTCGTGACTTTTCGTTACAACTCTATCAAAAAAAATTTCATCTACCTTTCTATTGTATAACTTTGCAATATTAAACATCAGTGTTAAGGACGGATTTCTAGATCCATCTTCTATATATCCAAGATGTTGTGGCGTTATCCCCAAAGACCTTGCTACACTTGCTTTACTTCTCTCTCCCCTTAGTTCTTTAAGGTTGTTACTCATAAAATGCTCACCCTCTTTCGTAACTTTATGTTACTTTATATATATTAATATACACGTAACTTTATGTTACGTCAAGAGATAATTGTAACTTTTTTTTACATATTGAGATTTTAATTGAACGTAACACAAAGTTACTATATCATTGTGAGTATAGGAGGCGATTATATGTTCGGTGACAGATTACGTTCATTACGCGAAAACAAAAATCTAACTCAGCAAAAAGTAGCTGATGATTTGAATATAAAAAGAGAAAATCTTTCTAATTATGAAAGAAATAAAAGAGAACCCGATTACGAAATGCTGAAAAAACTAGCTGAATATTATGGAGTATCACGCTCTTATATATTAGGTGAAACAGATAAAAAACATTATTGGGAGTTGAATGACAAGGACGAACGAAGCATTCAAAAAGATCTTCAAAAAATGATTGACGATCTGTCTAATTCAGACGCCTTTGCTTACTCGAAAGAAGATGGAGAAATGGATGAAAACACAAAAAAACTATTAATTATGTCTCTTGAAAATTCGTTAAGGATTGCAAAAGAAGAATCTAAGAAACGATTTACTCCTAAAAAATATCGAAAATAAATTAGGTGGGATAGCATGGAGATGAGTGAATTTATACAGCAACAGATACAAAAGCTTGTTAATATTCATGAAACAAGGAATCCGTTTTTAATTGCGAAAGAAAAAGATATTCTTATATTAAAAGAAGACTTAGGTGAAGTTTACGGTTATTATAATAAAATAAACAGAATTAAAATGATTCATTTAAATAACCTCTTTTCAGATGAGCGGCAATTTTTTACTTGTGCTCACGAACTATGCCACGCTCTTATACATCAAGATGAAAATACCCCCCAACTTTCAAAACAAACTATTGTATCAGAGTGGAAAGTTGAAAAAGAAGCCAACTATTTTGCAACACAGCTGCTTATAGACGGAAGCCATTTAGAACATTATATTGATACTACAGATAAAATAATTAACTTTTATGGATTACCCGAAGAAATGAAAAAATATATATAAGGGAGAAAAACGAGATGACTAAATACAAAAGTCTATTAAAAAAATGGTGGTTTTGGTTACTAATTATCTTGATTATCGCTATAAGTTCATTTTTACTTTGGTATACTCAATCTTATAATTCTGAATGGGGTAAAGGGCTATCAAAGGAAGACAAAGAGGTATTGGAAAAGGCAAATAAGTCAACAAACGAATTTAATAAATTCGCAAAAGAAGCTAACTCGGGCATCAAATCGTTTAATAACGATGTAACAATTGATCCGCAAATAGTAATTAATCCTTTTACTAAAATGGGAGATAATATTACCGAAAGATCAGACGAATTTATTAAAGGTTACGATGAATACTCTATCTCAATCCAAAATATCTTAAAAGATGATTATAATAATATAAAAAAACTTAGAGATGACATTGTTGCACAACAGGAAGAAATTAAAAGTATTTACTCAAATGCTCATAATTATAACAGAGAATTATCCACTGTTGAATCTAAAATAGTAGAAAATATATATCAAGAAATGCATAAAGAACAAAAAGAAAGCTTAGGATTAAAAAATCATGAATTCAAAAAAAATGCTGAGTTCAGTGATAAAGCAATAAAATTAATGTCTGGTGTTGATTAAAAGAGAGCCATAAGGCTTTTCTTTTTACCGAAAAAAGTATTGGAGTGAGAATCATGGGGAAAGAAAGATTGAAGGAATTACAATATGATTTAAACTATTTAACTGATAATGAAGTCCAGCAGTTAATAAAATATATAAAAAAACTCAAGCATATAATACCATCAGAAATGCCTGAATTTGGGAAAATTAAAGACGATACGATAACTCTAGGTGTTTATGATAACATTGAATATAAATTACATAGATATAGGCACCCATATGATTCGCAGAGATTTAGCATACATCTAAGATTCGTTAATAACAATGAGCATTTAATTAGAATAGATATAAACAATGGCACTCATATAAACCCAGACAATACAAAAGTGCAACAAAACCATGTCCATATATACAAAAGCTCCGATTACCCTAAAGACGCTTATGCCTACCCATTACCTTCTGAATTTAATGATTTGTACTCTATTTTCACAGCATTGGAGCAGTTTTTAGTGTATAATAATATTAAGTAAATTGAATTGAGGTGGTATTATGCTAGGGAGCGAAGATTTAAAAACTATATATAATAATTGGATAGTTAAAGAATTCGCATATAAGGATATTAACTCTGGCGTAATAAGGATTGATACACCATTTTTCGACAGGCATAATGACAGCCTTATTTTATATGCTCTTGTTGACAGTAATAATAATATTGTTTTAACAGATGGTGGTTATGTTTTAGACGACTTAGAATCGTCTGGGATAAACATTATTACTTCTCCCAAAAAAACAAAGTTATTGAAAAAACATTTAAACTCTTACGGCGTTAATTTAAAAGATTCGGAGCTCTCCATCAAAACAAATGTTAAAGATTTTCCTCATCATAAACATAGGTTATTGCAGGCTATGCTTTTTACAAATGATATGTTTATGTTAGGAAAAAAGACAGTTAAAGGTATCTTTTTTGAAGATGTTGCCAAGTTCTTGGAAGAAAATAATATAAGAGCTTTTCAAAATGCAAATTTTGTCGGAAACTCTGGGATGACCCATAAGTTTGAATTTTCAATACCTGGCATTAAAAATATTCCAGATAAGTTAATTAAAACTTTGAATGTCCCCAATAACGAAATGTATGCAAAGGCTTTAACTGCTGATGTTAAAAATACAACTGAAGTTTTGAATAGACCATCTAAGTTTTATGCCTTTATAAATGATCAAGAAAAAGAAATAACACCAGATATTCTCCATCTCCTTGAATATGATAGTATTAAAGTCATTCCCTTCTCTAAGAAAAAAGAGATAATAGCTGAATTATCTCAATGAAATAGATAGCTTTGACAGTTAAAACATATGGTTACTGAGGGACATTAGCGCCACCTGTTTTTCAAACTGGAGGACCTACCGTCCAACAAAAGAAGTAACTCTTTAAAGGGTTACTTCTTTTTTACCCAAAAAAGAACGTATGTGCGAAAGGAGAACGGAAATGAAGGCAGCTATTTATATACGCGTATCTACTCAAGAACAAATAGAGAATTACTCTATACAAGCTCAAACTGAAAAGCTGACAGCCTTGTGCCTCTCAAAGGACTGGGATGTATACGATATTTTCATTGACGGCGGATACAGCGGTTCAAACATGAATCGACCTGCATTAAATGAAATGCTAAGTAAACTACATGAAATTGATGCCGTAGTCGTATATCGATTAGACAGACTATCCCGCTCGCAAAGAGATACGATAACGCTTATTGAAGAATACTTCTTAAAAAACAATGTAGAATTTGTTAGTTTGTCTGAAACGCTTGACACCTCTAGCCCATTTGGGCGCGCGATGATTGGTATATTGTCTGTCTTCGCACAATTAGAGCGCGAAACAATCCGAGATCGAATGGTGATGGGGAAAATTAAGCGTATTGAAGCAGGTCTTCCTTTAACGACTGCAAAAGGTAGAACGTTCGGCTATGATGTTATAGATACTAAATTGTATATTAATGAAGAAGAAGCAAAACAACTAAGACTGATTTATGATATTTTCGAAGAAGAACAAAGTATTACTTTTTTACAGAAAAGACTAAAAAAATTAGGCTTTAAAGTTAGAACATATAATCGCTATAACAACTGGCTAACTAATGATTTGTATTGTGGTTATGTTTCATATAAAGATAAAGTTCATGTAAAAGGTATTCACGAGCCTATTATCAGTGAAGAGCAATTCTATAGAGTTCAAGAAATATTTTCTCGCATGGGTAAAAATCCAAATATGAATAAAGAATCAGCTTCATTGTTAAATAATTTGGTAGTATGCAGTAAATGCAGGTTGGGCTTTGTCCATCGGAGAAAGGACACTGTATCTCGCGGAAAGAAATATCATTATAGGTATTATAGTTGCAAGACCTATAAACATACTCATGAACTCGAAAAATGCGGAAACAAAATTTGGAGAGCCGACAAACTCGAAGAATTAATCATTGATCGCGTAAATAATTATAGTTTCGCTTCTAGGAATATAGATAAAGAAGACGAATTAGATAGTTTAAACGAAAAACTTAAAATAGAACATGCAAAAAAGAAGCGGCTGTTCGATTTATATATAAATGGGTCGTATGAAGTTTCAGAACTTGATTCTATGATGAACGATATTGATGCGCAAATCAATTACTATGAGGCTCGAATAGAAGCAAACGAGGAATTGAAGAAGAATAAAAAGATACAAGAAAATTTAGCAGATTTAGCAACAGTTGATTTTAACTCTTTAGAGTTCAGAGAAAAGCAACTTTATTTAAAATCACTAATTAATAAAATTTATATCGACGGTGAACAAGTTACTATTGAATGGCTCTAG